TTATATATTCAGTATATCCTTAATGATACTAATATCACTTTTGTTATGAATAATAAAATATTGATCACGTCCTAAAAGCCAGTCGGTAGAAATATGTAGAGTGTCAGCGATATGAACTAAAGCATTTGTATTAGGAATTCTGTTACCATTTTCCCAGTTTTGATATGTTCTAAAGTTAACTTGTAAAATATCTGAAAATTTTTCTTGAGTTAAATTTAGACTTTCTCTGATATAGATTAGACGGTTTCCGATTATATTCGACATAATTTTTCACTCCTTTTGCTATATTATAACATAGCAAAAACGAAAGAATGAGTGGTATAATTTTCAATAAAAGTAGCATAAATCAATAAAAAAATCACAAATTTATACGTCATAGTTTCGTGACAAAATACGTCAAAATGGCTATTTGACAGTATTTAAGATAAGTTTTATACTAATATTAAATATTTAAAGAAAGTAATGTTACTCAGCTGACAGAAGGGGGATAATCTTGTGAAGCATTTTCATTTTGGAGTAAATTATTTTGAGCAAATTGTTATTGACTATGAAGTTTACTATAATTTGGATTTTAATGGAGAGTTATATAAAATTAATAAAGACAAAAAATAAAATTAGGACTAGAATAATCCTAGTCCTATTAATTTGCTTTTTTACTCCTCACAAACTCAACGAACCGCAATATTTCTTTAACCTCGGCTTCCCCCAGGTCAGAAACATCAATAATATTTGTAGTATCCTTATTAACAGGCGCATCCTTCTTTTTAAAACTAAAATATGTAGTAATAGTACCAGTCAGCATACCAATAAAACCAATACCAGCAAGCATCAATATAGATGCAACAATCCTTCCTAATGAAGTACTTGGAGAAATATCACCATATCCAACAGTTGTAGTAGTTACAAAACTCCACCAAACAGCATCACCTAAGCTATCAACTGTTTGTCCCTTTTCAATTATATAAATAGAAATAGCACCTATTATAACAATAGAAAAAGTAATATATATATTATAAATAAAGCCATTAGTACGCAAAAATTTATTAACTTTTTTTGCAAATTTCTTAGAGAAGGCAACAAATCTAATTAATCTAACCGTTTTAAATAGTTTAGTTAACCTAGTCATTTTAGTAAGCCTTAATAATCTTGTCACTCGTAAAACTCTAAACATTGAATTAAAAGGTATTATTGCTATTAAATCAAGAATGTTGCTTTTAAAAAATTCTTTTTTATTTTTTGCTAAAAATAATCTAGTAAAATAATCAATAGTAAATATTATTAGGATAGATTTGTCTAAATAGACTAATATATAATTATCAGGAGAAAGTTTACCACAAATATCAATAAATGCAATAGTAACAGCAATTAGAGCTAATATTGCTATAACAATATCATATAAAACAGTTATTTTTTTATTTTTAGTTAAACAAAGCATTGCTTGTCCTCCTATCAAAAACCTTCTATTGGTAACATATATTCAATAATACATTTATAGAATATATAGGTAACGGAATAGCAAAAAAAATAATAACCCATTGAGTTATTACTTTTTTAATCCTTTAATAACTTTTAGCAACTTCTCAACATCCTCAGGTGGTATTTCATTATCTTTAAAACTTTTTGCCAAGGCTATATATTGAACACCTAACTCTTTTAATTCATCAGGTATTATAGCTGGTTTTGTATCTGAATCTATTAATAAATAATCTGTAGATATATCGAAAATTTTTGCAATTTTTACGATTAGCTCTACATCAGGTGTTCGTCTCCCTTGTTCGTATAAACCAATAGCAGCAGGAGTTAAACCTAGTTTTTCAGCTAAATCTTTTTGAGTAAAATTATATTTTTTCCTTAAATCTTTTAATTTAGTACCAAACATCATGATTCCTCCAAACAATTTCATATACTAAATTATAACATTTAGTATACTTTAATAAAAGAAACTAAACAAAATGTATATAAATCACTTGACACTATACAATTTGTATATTATTATATAGATATACAGAATGTATAGTAAAAGGAGATGATACTATAAAACGCAATAATTTAAAAAAACTTAGAAAAGAAAGAGGATTAACTCAAAAGCAAATTGCTGAACATTTTGAAATAACAACCGTATTTTATGGAATGATTGAAAGAGGCGAAAGAAATCCTACTTTAGATTTAGCAAAACAAATATCTGTTTTTTTTAAAACCACTATAGAAAATATTTTTTTTAAACAATAACTATACACATTGTATAGTTATTGAACAACAAAATGCCTAATCATTTATTAACATTATCGCATATATCATAGAGATTTAAAGAGTTAATTTATACCAATTAGCATTTTGAAATGGGTTAAATGAGAGTAAAAATTTAAAAGAAAGGAGAAATAACAAATGTCAAATAAGCAATTGTCAAAACATGAAATATTCGAAATCCTCGAATGTATAAAAGGTGGAGAATCAAACATAAAAGACTTATATAACTTTTATGGTGCTACATGTACAGTAAAAAAAGTTGATGATGTAAACGGCAATAGAACTTATAGAATTACTAGCAGAAACACAAAAGTTATTATTGAATATAGCATAATAAACGAAGCTTCAGGCGAATTGTGGGCTTGGATAGTTAAAAAAGGCAAAAAGATGGATAAACAGCTTGGGATTAATAAGTAAATACAAAAAAGCATTAAAGAATTTAGAAGAAACTATAGCTGTAAAATATGATAATTGATGAAACGTTTTAACATAGGACGAACATCAAGAAGCATACAATGATAGCAGAATTGTATGGAGGTGTAAATGATATGCCTAAGAACAATAAAAACGAAGAAATAAAAGTTATAATTGTAAATCCTGAAGCAATAGAAAAAGCAAAAGAACGTTTTACAGAGTGCGTATATAATTCATATTTGGAAAGAAGCACTACTGATAAAAATATAGAAACAGGTGAGGATTCAATAAAATGGAGGTATTGAAATGGATGAATATGATGCATATTTAGAAGAATTATATGATGAATATTTAGAAGAACTAAAAGAAAAATACATCCAAAGAGGATGCATAGATTATAAACTAACTACCATTGAAGATTTAAAATCTATATATCAAATTGACTGCAATTCTATACATGGTTATAAAAATTTAATAAATCCCAAATTATTTGAGAATTTTATAATCAATTTTTACAACGCTTGGGGTTTAGAGGCTAGAACGACTATAAAACCAATAGCTGTAAAACATTGTAATGATGAATCTAATGGAACATATTTAAGATTTGAATATAAGATATATACACGCAAAGAATGGTTACATGTGAAAAATGCAACAACATGGTACTGATAAAAATAAGGAGGAGCTAAAAGGAGGTATAACACGTGCTACACGAAAAAATCGACCAAGCTGTCAAAAATTCGGACATGCCAATAAGTATTATAGCTGAAAAATGCTTTATTGACGAAAAAGTACTTTACAAAATAAGAAAAGGACAACAACAAGCAACAGCAGACAAAGTTTTGCGTTTGGCAACTGTACTTGATAATGCTGATTTAATTAGGTACCAATGTTCAAGTTGTACTATAGGTGAGAAGTTTCATTTAGTGTGCCTTGATGGAAATATCCGCTCTCAAGGTCATGAAATACTTATGAAAAACAAAACAGAAATCAATGAATTTTTAGCAGTCTATGAACAAATGCTTGAAATACTCTTTGATAAAGATACTTACACAGATGAAGAATTGAACCTAATTGACAAGGGACTTGATGAAGCAATAGACGTAAGACATTGCGTTGAAACTCTAGAACTATGGTATGCCAAGAAGTTTGGTATTGAAAAATTAAATCAGAAGATAGAAGATCATAACGAAAAGTGTATTAAGAATGGTTATGCTAGGGGGTGAAATAGATGTGTAAGATTGAGTTGAATTATAAAGAACTAAGATGTCTAAAAAGGATTATTGTCTTTACAGATCATGAGTTAGAACAATGTTTAAAAGAAGGTATCAAGATTTTAGATTTAAGTAAAGAACTAATGTTAAAAGATGAATGCGACAGACAAATACATCAACATTATAAGAATGTTTTAAAAATTTATTTAACAAGAAAAGAGGAACTTCAAGAAGTAAAAGACTTAGAAGTTAAAATTAAAATGTTTATAAAGTAAAAATATGAAGGGAAAAAGTAAAATGCTAAGGCTGTTTAGAGTCGTAAAAAAGATTAACAACCAAGTATTAGAATCAGCTGATATTGGAGAAATTTTATATCAAAATGAAACAGGGATATATAATGCCTATAATCAAAAAATTTGTGATGTAGAAAGTGAAATAGCTAAGGAATGTATAGAAGAAATAACAAATTAGGACGGTGTATCTTTTTTAGTATAAAAGGTTATGCAGTTAGATAAAGATGGAGGTAACGTATGAAAATTGATGTTGATTATGAGGTTTTGCACAATGCAATTAGAAAATTTAGAAATGGCCAAGAATTAAGTGATATTGAAAAAAAGAGTTTATTAATTTTAATTAGTGCTACTCAAGATGATTACTATCCAAATGAACATGAATATAACAAACAAATTGAAAGAGTAAGAATACTAAAAAATTTAGATTACGACAAAAATCGAAAAAAATGGAATCGAATCATGGAACAATGCACTATTTTTGAAAACGAGTATATGTAAGGAGGTATCATTTTGAAAATTGCATTTAGAGGAAAAGATGGATTGTGTCCATATTTCATAAATAATAAAGACAAGTATTTTATTCAAGATGAGAAAGTAGATGGTGTTTGGAAATATAAGTTGATGTATGTAAGTTTGGAAACTAAAGAAAGAGTTTATGATAACTTTGATACTGCAGAAACATTTACCGAAGCAATGTTAAAAGGAAAACAATATGAAAAATTCTATAGTGATAGCTACAAAAAAACCGTTGGATATAAAACAAAAACTAAGTTTTACATCATAAAAAACAATAACCTTACAATAAGAATGGTACCTATAAACCTGTCTAGTCTTTTTGATAGCTATAGAGAATGCTTAGAATTTTCCAAAGATTATGTTCGTAAACAACTAGGTGAACAGCTATCGTTTTTTAAAGGTTCAAATAAATGAAAGGGGTGAAAATGTGAACGCTATTTTGTGTCTATATGTAGGCAAAGTTAAAGATTTAGAAATAAAAAAAGCGACTCTCTCGAGCCACCAACCTAATTCAATTATAGCAAACAATGTAAACTAATACAAGGGTAAATAAGGAGGAGAAAAACTTGATTATTGGAGTAGATAAAGGTTCAGCATATACCAAAACTAGCAAAGGTATAAAAATCAAAAGTACTATTAGAGATTGGAATGAGAACGATATTAGACTTAGTGGTGATGATACAAAGCTTGTTGAAATATTTGGTCGTAAATTAGTTATTGGAGGTACTGGTAGCTTTTCTACAGATTTACTTAAATCACAGCATGAAAATACCAAAATATTAACTTATACAGCTATAGCTGAAAGCTTCAATCAGGATTATATAAAAACTAATATGGTAATTGGTTTTCCTATTGGCTTGTATTCAAGAAATAAAGCAGATATGAAAAATTTATTTCCTACAAATGAATTAGTTGAAATATCAATCAATTCTAAAAAAAAATTTATTGTTTTTGAAAATGTAGAAGTTTTTCCAGAAGCTGCTGGAATTTACTATCTACTTAATGTTAAAGATGCTTTAATAATTGATATTGGAGGTTTGAGTGTAGATATTGCTTATTTTAAGAACGGTAAATTAATTAAACATAGAACATATCCAATGGGCATATTGAAGCTCTATTCTAAAATTGCTAATCATCTTAATTCCAGCTATGATTTAGATCTTTCCGAATGGGATATTGAAGATGTATTAGTTAATGGGTTAGAGCTATGTGGCAAGAAAGTTGATCTTAATACAGACCCTATAATAATCAATCATGTCAATGAAATAGTGGAGAAAATCAAGTTGGAGTTTCCAATAAAGACAATAAGTAATGTTTTCTTTGCAGGGGGTGGAGGTAAAATGTTATTTTATAAATTTAAGAAGTTTATATCTCAAAGTAAATTAGTTGAAAAATCACAAATTGCTAATGCTAAAGCTTTTGAAGAAATAGCAAAAAAAATATTTAGCAAGTAGAAAATGTTATGTTAAAAATTTATATAGATGAAAATGTATTTAATAACGCAATAGCTCCATACAAAAGAAAAAATTATGTTTTCACTAAACTAGAAGCTTATTTATATATTTTAATTGCAATTGAGAAACAAGAGAGCTTTAGAACCAAAATATATACTTTATCAAAAGAATGGAACTGGAGTAGAAATAAAGTCAGAAAATTTTTAGATGATTTAGTTATTGATAATAAGATTATTATTTCAAAGGGCACTGAAAATAACATTCAAATTCTTGCTAATATCAATAATTATAAAAAATTAAGAGACAACAAAAAAGACAGTCAAAAGGACAGTACAAAGGACACTAAAAAAGACACACTAACTACTGTTAATAACAGTATATACAAGGATTTAAGAGACAGCGAAAAGGACAGTATAAAAGACAATCAAAAGGACATTAAAAAAGACAGTGAAATTAATATTGATGTAAGTAGTATTAATGAAATATTGAACATGTAAGGCGGTGAATAATTACGAAGAGGATATTTGTTTTAAATGAACCTAATGCTCCAAGGCTTAACCCTGCATTAGCAAATGAAATAGGACTGAACGAAAGCATAATACTTTTACAAATTGAGTATTGGATTTCAATTAGCAATAACATACAAGATGGGTTTAATTGGACATACCAAAGCTTAAACGATTTTAAGAGAACATTCCCATTTTGGAGTAAAGCAACAATCAACAGAGCATTGAAAAAACTAATAGATAGCAATTATTTACTAGAAGGTAACTATAATAAAAAAAAATATGACAAAACACGCTGGTTTACACTTGGTTATCAAAAGTTATATGAATTAAAATCAATAAAAATACAAGGGGATGAAACACGCTCGGCTCAAAATGAAACACGCTCAGCTCAAAGTGAAACACGCTCGACTCAAAATGAAACAACGATACCAGAGACTACTACAGAGACTACTACAAAGATTACTACAAAAAACATAATACAGCAAATTAAAAATTTGCGTTTGAGGTATTCGGATGAACAAATTAAAACTATAGATTCATATTTAGATATTTTAAGATGGACCAGAAAACATGGCAAAATAGCAGACAGTGTAATTATAAAAATATACGAGAAATGGACCGAGTATAAACCAGAAGTAGTAATATATGCACTTGAAATATATATAAACAACCCAAAACATCATGACAAAAAAGAAAACTATGCTTATGGCATTATGCGAAATACAACAGCAGAGCAAATAGCAGATAAAAAAAATAAATCACAATCAATCAAAAATACAAATGCCGGCAATCAATTCAAAACAAAATTCCACAACTTTAAGCATACGACTACTAAGTACAACGATGATGAATTACAGGATAAGCTAAATAAAAATTTAGAAAAGAAATTGAAACGGATCAATGGGGGTTTAAAAAATGACTGACTTAGAAACAGCTGATTTATATGAAAAAGCTATTGATAAATTTGGTATGGTCGAACAGCTTGTAGTAGCTATAGAAGAACTAGCAGAGCTACAAAAAGAGATAACAAAAGCAATAAGGGGCAAAGCAAATATTAAGAACATGACAGAAGAAATTGCTGACGTATTGATTATGATAGATCAAGTGACAAGGATGTATTTCATAGAAAATAAAGATATTGAAGTAGCTAAAGATTATAAGTTGAACATATTGAAAGAGATTGTGGAAAAGAGGGATTGATATTGAAAACTATAAAGGTGATGTGCTTAGAATGTGGTGGGGTTAACATAGTTGAATTTCAAAAAGAATTAACACCACAAACAAAAAGCGTAGAAATCTTCTGTGCGAATTGTGGGCGAAAAATAGAAGTGAGATTACAGTAAGGAGGATAAGATGGGTTATTGGGTAGAAAAGGTAAATACTTCACCAAAGCAAAAGAAAATCAAAGTAGCTCTTGAAAAACTAGGACACACAAATGTTGAGGTATGGTGGGAAAATATTAGCTCAGCGCCAATAATGTGTGGACCAGAAGGAGGATTTAGTTTTCACAGCGACCAAGAAACAATATGCGGATTAGGCTATTCGTATAAAGAAGCTATGGAAGCCATAGAAACATGGGAATGGTTAAAAGTTATTAAGTAATCTAAATTACGATGATAAAGGTGATGAATAAAAATGGATAAAAAATTATTAGCATACCCAAAGAAAAACAATAAAGGCAAGTGGAATGTTGAAGTTGAAACAGATAGCGGTAAATTGTTAATTGGCCACATGATAGATAACATATTTATGGAATATGATGAATGGGAAAATGAGCAGGAAGCTATTGAATTTATTGATGGACATGAAGGATTGAAATTATTAAAAAAGGAGTGTAAATAATGAATAATTTAGAAAATAGTATAAAAGATTGTATATCAAAAGAATTAGAAAAGGGGATTATAGAAAAGGTTATTAGCGACAAACTAGAAAAATGCATTGAAAGTGCATTGGAAGACATGTTCGGTTGGCGTGGAGAAGTTAAAAAAGTAATAGATAGTAAAATTAAGTCAGTTATGATCCCGTATTTGGAAGACTACGACTATTCGGAATATATTACAAAACTAGATTCTGTTTTAGTTGATGTTTTGAAAAATTCAACCACAGAAAATAAAAAATTATTAGAAAACTTTAAAGAATTAATGTCAGTTAATGAGATCCCCAAAAAGATGAAAATAACGGACCTGTTTAAGAAATGGTGCGATTATTGCGAAGAAAAAGTAGATAGAAGCAATCTTGAATTTGATTTTGATGGAACATATATAAGCTTAAGTTTTGAAGTTGAAGAAATAAGCATCAATTGGAGCAATTGCGACAAAAGGATTGTAAAATTTGAATGCGAAGAAGACGACAGTATGAATATCGAGTTCATAATTAACCGATGGACTAAAATCGATGAAAATTTTACGTTGAATTGGAATAAAATCCATGATTTGAAATCTTTAAAGCATTTAAGTGAATTTGATATGTTAATGATGAACATAGATCAGGCTTATTGCAAGATTGAAATTGACAAAGAATGTGATTCAGATGAAAGATTTATAGAATACGAAGAGTAGGAGGACAAGTCATGAGTAAATATTATTGGAACTTTAACCAAGATGAAGAGTTTTGGCATAATTCAGAAGATACCATTGAAAATTGTATTGAAGAAGCAAAGCAAAATTGCGAAGAAGGCGAGCATGAATTTTTATATATTGGGGTTATTGAATATCATATACCAGTAATTAGCGGAGAAGATATCATAGATAATTTAAGAGACCAAGCTTATGACGAATGCGGAGAACGTTGTGATGGGTGGTTAGATGGAGCAGACGAAGAAAATCTTGAAACCAAACTCAATGAAGTTTTACAAGAGTGGCTAAAAGAAACAAAACAACAACCATCATTTGGCAAATTTTCGGAAATATATTGCTATGAATTAAATACAGGCAAGAAGGTTGAACAACAGTAGAAAGGAAGGATTATAATGAATAGCGTGCTATTAATAGGCAGATTAACAGCTAATCCAGAACTAAGATTTTTACCAGGCAATGGAATTGCTGTAACTAGATTTTCATTAGCAGTAGATAAAGACCTATCAAAAGAGAAAAAAGCTGAAGCAGAAAGATTAGGTAAACCTACAGCAGACTTTCCCAAAATAGTTGTCTGGGATAGACAAGCAGAAAATTGCGCTAATTATCTTGCAAAAGGGCGATTAGTAGCAATACAAGGAAGAATACAAACAGGGAGCTATAAAACAATAGAAGGTTACAAAAGGTACACCACTGAGGTAGTTGCTGAAAGAGTAAAATTCTTAGATTATGGAAACAGACAGCAAAATAATTATGATGCTACAGGTGGTTTTCAGCCAGTTGATGATGAAGATATACCGTTTTAATTAGATATAAATTGGTGGATAAATAATTAAATCAGGAGGATAAATATGAGAATTTATGAAACTTGTTACGATGGTAATCGGTGCACTTTTAATGCATTAAGAGGTGCAAAAGATATGCTGTTATGTAACATTAAATATAGTGAAGAATTTACAGAAGAAGAATATCACAAATATGAAAAAGAAATCAATGAATTAACAGAGGGAGATTTAGAAAACGAACCATACCATGCTAAAGAGTATTCTTTAGAAATTGGAGGAATGAACGAAGAAGAATTTAATAATCTTCCTGAGTTTGAAGGTTATTAAACATTTAACGAGGTGAGAACATGCCAAGTGGATGCATATTAGGAATATGCCCAATATGTAAAGAACTGATATGGGAAGATGAAAAACCTATATTTAAAGATACATTTTACCATGAAGATTGCTTGGATAAATTACCATACGGAAAAGATACAAAAAATATAAGACTTAGTTTATTAGAAAACAAAATCAAAAAAATAGAAAAATCAATAAATAAGCTTAATGACAAAATAGATATTATTAAATCAGAAATAAAAATAATTAAAGAAGAATAATAAAAAAAATAGGAGGGATGGGACATGCAGAATACCCTTGGAGATCTAAATAATCATCTTTTTGCACAACTTGAAAGATTAGGGGATGAAGAAATAAAGGGAGAAAAACTCCAGGAAGAAATAACAAGAGCTAAAGCGATAAATAAAGTTGCTAAACAAATAATATCAAACGGATTTTTAGTCTTGGAAGCTAAAAAAATGATGGATGATAAAATGGACGCTAATGCTAAATTACCAAAAATGCTGGAGGCCTAAATATGTTTCACAGCTACACAAAAGAAGAAAAAAAGTTTATTGCTGACAATGTAAAAGGTAATGGAAATAAAAAATTAACAGAAATGTTTAATAAGCAATTCAACTTAAATTTAGATATATCTCAAATAAGAGCACATAAGAAAAACCACTCTTTAAGCAGTGGATTAGATGGTAGATTTAAAAAAGGACATACCCCATTCAATAAAGGGAAAAAAGGTATCAATATTGGCGGAAAGACTACACAGTTTAAAAAAGGGCATAAACCTTATAACTATAGACCAATAGGCTTTGAAAGAATAACAGTAGATGGATATACAGAAGTTAAAGTAGCAGAGCCTAATAAATGGAGATTAAAACAACAATTAATATGGGAAAAACAAAATGGACCTGTACCAGATAATCATGTTGTTATATTTGGTGATAGAGATAAACGCAATTTTGACATAAATAATCTAATTCTTGTATCTAGACAACAGTTATTAATACTAAACAGAAACAAGTTAATACAAAAAAATGCAGATTTAACACGTGTTGGGATAGTTATTGCAGATGTACAACAGAAGATAAGTGATAGAAAAAAATCAGGAGGTAAATATGTTCATAGTTATTGAAATAGATAACGAGTTCACGCTAGGAATAGATCAGAGCAAAGGCATGAAAGGTATAAGGTTAGGATTTATTGCTATACACATAGTAAATCTTAAGTTTGAAACATTTATAAAAAAAGTATCGAAATACCTAGATTAAAAATGTTTAAAGGGGATGGAAAAATGAGTATAGAAGTAGCTGCTTATGCATTCAGGGGAATAATAAGACACTTAAACGGTGATCAAGAAGAATTTTCAAGACTAACATCTATAGCAATGCAAGAATATAGAAATATTGAATACAACAAAAAATCAATATGTAGTATAGGTGAGATATTACCTAAAGAAACAAAAGAACAACTATACACAGTTGCAGGGGGTATAAACTGATGGAATATAAACAAGGTGAGAAAGTTTCAGTGATATATAAATATAAATACAAAAAGAAAAACACTACTAAAAAAGGAACTATAGCAGGGATTACAGATAAATTTGTAATCGTCCAATTTAAGCAGTACAAAGAATGTTTCTTAATAAAAGATATTGAAACAGGTCTTGTAAAAATCGAAAAAAAGGTTAAAGCAGCATGAATTTTGAACAGGGGTTAAGAGAATCTATAAGAGAATTAGCTAACAAAAACAACATGACTGATAAAGATATTGTTTTAATAGGGATAAAGCTATTAAAGGGGGAAAACAATGAGTAAATTAAAAGAATACGAATGTGTTAATTGCGGTTTTCGAGCTTGGTCAATAAGGAATGTTGCAAAATGTGAAAAGTGCGGATCAGTAGTTTTATGTACCGAACCAACAGTTATAGTAGATAAAGAAGGGAGATTAAGCAAGCGTGAACGCATATTGTAATAGAACAACACAAAATCACAATAGAAAATCATTAGTTTATTATGAAATATTCATTACAATTTTAGCTTTAGTAGCTGTGGTTACAACGGTGTTAGATAAAATGGAAAAGCTTAATGATATGATTTTGATAATATTTGCAATAGATTATATTGGCAGACTCATTGTATCAGAGAATAAACTTAAATTTATAAAGAGTAATGTATTAGATCTAATAGCGATCATTCCATTCAATTCATTATTTAGAGCTTTTAGAGTTGTAAAGTTACTAAAGCTTGTAAAAATAATAAAAATAACAAAAGCAACTAAGCTATTAAGAATACTTAACTATACAAAGAAGTTTCATAAAAACACAAAAAAATTCTTAAATACTAATGGATTTAAATATATGATATATATTACTATTGCAATTGTTTTCGTAGGCTCTATAGTAATCTATGCAGTAGAAAAAGGCGACATAATAAAAACTTATAATGATGCTGTATGGTTGAGTTTTACAAGTGTGACACTGTTTGGTTATGAGGGGGTCGAACAGATGTCAATGGCAGGAAAAATAATTTGTGGAGTACTAGCATTAATAGGAGTAATATTCACAGGCTCATTTACAGCAACGCTTATAAAGTATATAGATGAAAAAAAGAATAATAATAGTAATGGTAATGATGAAGAGAAAGTTACAAGTATTGATATATCAACACTTTCTCAAGATGAACAAAAAGAAGTAATAGAATATATAGAGTATATCAGATTCAAAAAAAGCATTTAAGGAGGTTACATTTATGGTTACATCTATAAAGAAAAAAGGAGCACTAGAAAATAAAATAAATAATTTTATTGACAATGTATTAAACATAGCACAAACACAAGGTAAATTAGATTATATAGATATTGAGATTAGTAACCACAATGGCACATTACAAATGAATTATAAACTTAGAGATAGAAAAAAAGCATATTAAGGTCCTACTGGACGTCCAGCGGACACTCTTAGAATTACTAGGAGTGTCTATTTTCATTTATTAGAAACATGGGGGAGGAAGTTATGTATAGAAAAATTGAAGAAATATTATATAGTCACTATGAAAAGAAAAATAAGATTAATAGATTAAAGAACAGATTATCAAGAATTGATAATAGAATAAAAGTTTTAAAGCAAGATATAAAAGAGTGTAATATTGAAATGCAGGACACTATGAAATCTATGGATTATTCAAAGAATAGTAGAAATTCTAATAAAGTATCTATCATAGAGATTGAATTAGAACGAGCATTTAATGTATTAGAAAAAAGAATAAAAACTGCATATCACAACAAATACAAGCTAATAAATAGAATTAGAGATTTAGAAAAGAGAATTGAAAATATAGATATAGTATTAAATGAGCTAGATGAAGAAGAGTTGCAACTAGTAGAATATAAGTATAATGATAAATATGGATGGATAAAAATATCAAAAATACAACATTGTAGTACTGCAACTATATACAGAAAAAAAGACAAGATCATAGAGTATTTATCAAACGAATTAATAAAATGAGAAACATTTGAGAAACTTTTGAGAAAAAACAGTCAATATTGTATGTTATAATGTGTATTGTAAAAGTTCATCAAAAAAATAAGAGCTACTGAGAAGTAGTTCTTTTATTTATTTCCCCAATACGGTTGACAAGTATATATATTGAATTGTATTCTTAAAATGAAATAGAAATTTATATACTAAATAGTAATAAGTTCATAAGTTAGGGGGATAAAAAATGTTAGATATAATTATGAAAATAATTGACAAAGCTTTACTTCCAATATTGATACCTGTGATTATATTTCAGTATTACAAGTATCCAATAAAAAGGAAAAATAAATACATTCAATTAACAAGTGTTAAAAATGAAATATTGAAATTTATACTAGGGGTAACAATAATATATCCATTAATTAGTATACCCATGCAATTTGTATTATATAAAATATTCGGGTTTAGTATATCATCAATTATTAATATTAGTATATCTATATGCATATATTTTTTTATAGGTTATTTATATGTTAAAAGTTCATTAAAATATGATAAAGAAAGGAATGTAAATTTTGGTCCTGAATTCAACCGTAAAATAAATTATATATACAGAAATTATATAAAACCCATATTAGCAACAGTATCAATGTTATTAATTTCTTTCTGCACAACTTTGACAGCTCTAGGAGTTGTTGAAAACATAAATAAATATAAATCAATTAGAGATAGTATGGCATATATAGGTGTAACCTTAGAATTTTTTATAATAAACATATTTTTTGTTTATTATTTATATAGTACTGATAAAATTGGGTTACAAGAATATGCTAAAGATATTAATATATTTTACTTGCAAAATGGTAATCAAAAAGTTGTGTTGGGAGTAAAGTATAATGATTTTGATATAAACAAGGATTTTGTCATAGTTTATTCTAGTAATAGAAAAAAAAGCATTGTATTTCCTAGAAAAGATTTATTAAGAATAGAATATTTTTATTAAAAGACAGTAAAAGCACTGTCTTTTTTAATACAAAAAAAGGTGGTGACTATGGATAATATAAGATGGGCCAATAAGAAAAATCTGTATGAATTAAAGAAAAAAATAAGGCAAGAAACAATACAAGAAATAAAAGAATGTTGTGAATGTAGGAAATGTAAAAAGTTCAAAAATTACTTAAAAAAATCAGGTGTTTAACTATGGCTAAAAAAAAGAAACCAGCAAATCCTATCAAAGATAAAAATTTAATACTAGATATACAAGATTATCTAAAATGTAAAAGCGAAAGAAACTATATATTATTCACATCAGGCATAGCTACAGGATATAGAGCAGGTGATTTAGTTAAGCTCAGAATACGAGATATAAAAACAGCACTCAATAATGGGTATTTTGAGATATTAGAAGGTAAAAAGATAAATAGTAAAAATATCAGAAAAGAGAACATAAAACCAAGAAAAGTAAAAGTCATAGACAACTTAGAATATATATTGAGACGATATATAAAAAACAAAAGGGAATATGAATATATGTTCTTATCAAGAAAAGGCAAAAACAATCACATAACAGTTAGTCATGTAAGTAGGATATTAAAAGAAGCTGGTAATGAATTTGGATTAAAAAATATAACAGCACATTCTATGAGAAAAACATATGCCTATTCAATTTATGTTGAGAGTGAATATAATATTACTTTAGTAAAAGAGATGCTAGGACATAGCAGCATAGAAGAAACTAAAGATTACCTGGGATTAGACAGGGAAACATATGATAAATACAGTGACACATTGAATGGTTTGATTAGGATATAATCAGGCTTTTTTTATTTTCACATTTTTGAATGTTTTATAATCTGACATATGAACATTAGAAGATAAAAAAACAATGACATATATAAGAAGAAAAAAATAAAATTGAATGTTTGATTCCCTATGAAAACCGAACATTCAAAAAAGTAGTCAAAAACCTTTATAAAGTAGCATGATTAAATAGTTAAAAAGGTTTTTAGTATAAAAATAGTATCCGTAATATTTTTTTCTTAAAAATAGACCTGATTTTTCAATTGGTACAAATAGAAAGGAGGTGTTTTATACTGGCTAAAAGCAAATGGGGAAGAGTAAAGCAAAAGCTTGAACAGGTTGAAATTTGGGCATCTATGGGACTAAGTGAAAGAGACATAGCACATAATTTAGGAATATCAAAATCAACTATGGAGAATTACAAAAAGGCTCATTTGGACTTTTTGGGCAGCTTAAAAAGAGGAAAAGAAGTAGCAGATAGTAAAGTTGAAAATGCACTATATAAAAAAGCTACTGGATACAAGTACATTGAAAAGCAAGCAATAAAAGTAAAAAATAAATACTATGATGAAAAAGGTAAGAAGGTAGAAAAGGAAGATGTAGTTGTTGTAGATATAGAGAAAGTAGTTCAACCAGATGTAGCAGCTATGAAATTTTGGTTAGTTAATAGACAAAAAGGAAGATGGAAAGACAATCCTCATAAAGTTCAAAACGATAAAGAAGTACTTAAGTTAAGAAAAAAAGAAATAGAAGAAAAGGAATGGTAACATGGCTCAAGGATTTAGTAAGAATTTTTATAACAGTAAAGAATGGCTTGTATTCAGACAAATGTTAATTCTAGAGCGTGGACCGATATGTGAAGAATGTGGAAAGCATTTAACAGAAAGCAGCGACATTATACTACATCACGAGAAAGAACTAACATCTGATAACATCAATGATGTAAATATAACGTTGAATCCTGACAACATTAAAATAGTATGTAAGAAGTGTCATAACAAGATACATGATAGGTTCTGTGGTAATGTAAATACAAATAGGAAAGGTATATATATTGTGTATGGACCACCAATGAGTGGCAAGACATCATATGTATTAGATCATAAAACAGATAAAGATATTGTTGTAGATATGGATAGATTATTTAGTGCTATAACTTTATTACCAACTTACAATAAACCTGATTGTTTAAAATATAATGTGTTTGATCTAAAGAATATGTTATTAGATAATATTAAAACACGTAAAGGGAAGTGGCATAGTGCATGGATAATTGGAGGATACGCTGACAAATGGCAAAGAGATAAACTCAAGAATGATCTAGGAGCTGAGTTAATACAAATGAACTTAACAAAAGAAGAATGCTATGCAAGATTAGAATGTTGTAATGACTATAGACAACAACATAAAGAAGAATGGGAAAAATATATAAATAAATGGTTTAATAGCTTTACAGAATAGTCCCCCCATGACAAAATTAAACGAGCTGTCCGAAGGACCGAAGGGGGAAGGACAGATTTACACACACCGAAAATTTGACTTTTTTGCCGAGAGTTTTAGACAACTTTCAAAAAGGAGGGTTGAGCTTGAAAGTACAAAAAGAATACGAAAGAATCAAAGCACTATTTGATGGAGTGGATGAAAAGCAATTGAAGTTGGTTGATGGGAGCATATTAGAAACAGCAAGATTAAAAATAGAACTAGACAAGCTACATGAAATAATCAATACAACAGGTTTAATAAAGGTTAATCCAAATAACCCAAATCAACAAAAAGAGCTGCCAGTATCTAAACTAATTATAAAAACTAGAGCTAATTATCTTAATTACATTTCAAAGCTATCAAAATTATTAGGCGTTACCATTGATGAAGATGATGATCTATCAGATTATGAATAAGTTGGTGGTTATATGATTAACTGTAATCACAAAGGCGAACACAGCTACTTAAAAGAATATTACATCAAATGCAAAACCAAAGAAATACTAGTTGGCCATGAAATGATGCTAGAGCTTGATAGGCTTATAAATGAAATTAATAGCCAAGATGTAGTTTTTGAATTAGCTAACCCTCATAAAAGAATTAAATTTATAGAAAAAGAATGTAAGCATTATGAAGCACCATATGCTGGAAAGCCTTTTATACTTGAGTTGTTTCAAAAAGCATTTATAGAAGCATTGTTTGGCATCAAGATATATGACGATGAAATAAATAGATATGTAAGAAAATATCAGGAAGTAATATATTTAGTTGGTCGTAAAAATGGTAAGACACCTTTCATAGGAGCAATATGTTTGTCAGAGTGGTTTTGTGGTGAAATGGGAACAAAAGTAATATGTGCATCAAATGACTATGAACAAGCTGACTTGTTATTTAGTGCAATCAATGCCATGAGAGAAGAAAGTAAAACCTTAGCAAAGGTTACTAGAAAGAACTTACGAGGTATGTACTTTGGTAACATAAAACAAAGGAAAAAAAGAGGTAAATTTAGTAAACAGAATAAAGGCAGCATAAGAAAGCTTAGCGCAAAAACAGGAGCAAAAGAAGGAAGAAATATAAAAATAGGTGCAGTTGATGAAGTCTTTGAAATGCAAGATAGTAGTTTAGTATTGCCTATCAGACAGGCATTATCAACACAAGATGAACCAATATATGTAGAACTAACAACAGAAGGTTTTACCGATGATGGATATTTAGACAAAAGATTAAAAGAAGCAAGAAAAGTTCTAAAAGGAGAAATAGAGAGACCACGTTGGCTAATTTGGCTATATACACAAGATAGCGAACAAGAAGTATGGGAAGACGAGGACACATGGTATAAAAGTAATCCAGGACTAGGAATTATTAAAAAGAAATCATTCCTTAGAAAAATGATAGAAGAATCAAAAGATGATAAAGCAATGAGAGCATTTGTATTAGCAAAAGATTTCAACATAAAACAAAACAATGCACATGCTTGGCTAATGGAAAAAGAAATAGTAAATGAATTAACCTATGACTTAGAAGATTTAAGAGGTAGCATTGGTATAGGTGCAACAGATTTATCAGAAACAACAGACCTAACATCTGCAAGAGTATTAATAATGAAACCAAACAACAAAATAAAATACTTTATAACAAAGTATTTTATACCTGAATCTAAATTACAAGAAAAAGACGATGGAAAAGACTATGTTGAATGGGCGAAACAAGGTTGGGTACATGTGTGTGAAGGTAACGAAGTTGATTATTCAGATATAGTAGCCTGGTATGTAATGCTTTGGAAAAAGTACAACATAAGAGTATATAAGGCAGGCTATGACAAGTGGAATGCAAAAAGCTTTAAAGGCGAAATGGAAGACTATGGCTTTGATATGGAAAAGGTGACACAGGGATATGATTTATCAAATGCAATGAAAATGGTTGGTGCAGATCTAAAGTCAAACCTAATAAACTATAATTGCAATCCAGTAGACATATGGTGTTTAAAAAACACAGTAGCAAAAGTAAATGATAGAGCACAAATAATGCCAATAAAACCAAAGGACACAGGCAATAAACGTATAGACGGAGCAGTAACAATGATAATAGCCTATGAAACATTTGATAGATTTAGAAGAGAATACTTAGAGATTGTAAGGTGATGCTATTGGGAATATTTAATATGTTTAAAGGAGTAAAAAACAAATATAAACAGTACCAGTATTCAAAAATGTTAAGTGGAATGACACCAATATTCAGTCAATTTGGTGATGATATATATACAAGTGATATAGTAAAGAATTGCATAAGAATAATAGCAACAGAAATAAGTAAATTACAACCAAAACAAATTAGGTTTGAAACAGATAATCAAATCATAGTAAACAATAGCATTAATAGACTATTGAAATTTTCACCAAATCCATTAATGACAACAAGTGAATTCTTAGGAAAATGTGTATGGCTTAGAGAAAAAACATATAATTGTTTTATCTATCCTATGTATTATGTAGGAGAAAATAACAAAAGACAATATACAGGACTATATCCCCTTAATCCTAACCTAGTAGAATTTCTAGAAGATAACGCACATACATTGTTTGTAAAAATGCATTTCAATAACGGAGAACATTACACGCTACCTTATGAAGATATAATACATTGGAGAAAAGATTTTAGTTTCAATGATGTAATGGGTGGAGATATAAATGGGAGACCTGATAACAAAGAATTATTAAAAGTTCTCAAAATCAATAACACCATAACAGAAGGATTAGACAAAGCAGTCAAGACATCATTAAATGTTAGGGGAATATTGAAAATTAAGACTTTATTATCAGACGAAAATCAAGAAAAAGAAATAAAGAAATTTGAACAGTTATTAAAAAATGCAGATACAGCAATTTTACCAATGGATTTAAAAGGTGAATATATACCAGTAGATATAAATCCCCAAATAATATCGAAAGATACATTAGAATTTGTTGAAAAGAAAGTACTAAATAATTATGGTATATCATTAGCAATATACAACGGTGATTTCACAGAAGAACAATACCAGGCATTTTATGAAAAGAAAATAGAGCCAATGATAATAAGTCTAGGACAATGTTTCAGTAAGACACTGTTAACCTCCAGAGAAATAGATGTAGGAAATGAAATCATATTCTATCCTCAAAAGCTTTTATTTACAAACACAGCAAATAAAATAGCAGTAGCAGATATATTAGGAAACAGAGGAGCATTGACAGATAATGAGTTATTAGAGCTCTTTGGATATCCACCGTTTGAAGGTGGTGAAACAAGACATCAATCATTAAATTATATAAATAGAGATATAGCAGATCAGTACCAAATGAAAAATAGGAAGGAGGAAAAAGGTATTGAATAAAAATAATCTAAATGAGTTTAGATTAATAGATTTTAGAACAGTTGACAATGACGATGGAAAAATGCTCATAGAAGGATATGCAATAACTTACGATCAACCAGCAACACACGAATGTGGTAAATATAAATTCACAGAAGTAATAAAAAGAGGAGCAATAGCCAATACAATAATGAAAGATGTACCACTTCGATATAACCATAAAGATGGATATGTAATAATGGCAAGAACAAGAAACAATAGCTTACAGCTAATAAAAGATGATAAAGGCTTAAAAATAAGAGCAGAATTAATAGATACACAAAGCAACAAAGACATCTATAAATCTATCCAAGAAGGATTGATTGATAAGATGTCTTTTGCATTTACAGTAGAAGAAAAGGGCGATAATTGGACCTATGGAGAAAACGAAACAATAAGAGAAGTAACAGCAATAAAACGATTGTATGATGTTAGCGTGGTGGATACCCCGTTTTATGATACAACTTCAGTTTATGCAAGGAGCGTTGAATTATTGGAGAATAATTTAAAGCAGCTGGATAGCTTTGACTTGGATAAAAGGAAGCTAAAACTAAAATATGAATATAGGATGGTGAATTAATATGGATTATAAAAAATTATTAAAAGAACTAACAGACAAAAGAGCAGCAAAATATCAAGAAATTGATACAGTAGCAAATAGAGAAGCACTTGACAAAATAGAGCTTGAAATACGCAAACTAGATATACAAATAAAAGAAACACAAGCAAAAATAGACGAAGAAGAACAAAGAGCAGCTAACGAAGGAAGAGGACAACAAGCACAGCCACAAGGTGGATTTAATCCAATAGGAACATATGGAACAACAGGAGAAACCAGAAGCGATGAAATAGAAGATATATATGGAACAATGGAATACAGGCAGGCATTTAAAGACTATATAGTAAAAGGAACACCAATTCCACAGCAGTATCAAGAAGCAAGAACCGCAGAATTAACAACCGTTGGAGATGTAGCAGCAGTAATACCAACAACAATAATGAATAAAGTAATAGAAGATATGACAGTAGAAGGAAAAATACTAAATAGAATTACACAAACAGGTTTTCAAGGTGGAGTAGCAATACCAATATCAGAAGTTAACCCAGAAGCAACATGGTTAAGCAGTGAAGAAGAAACATCAGAAGAACAAAAAGCAAAAATGAAAGCAAAAATAACATTTGCATATCATGTATTAGAAGCAAAAATAGCATTAGGATTAGTAACAGCTACAGTAAGTCTATCAGTATTTGAAACAACAATTGTAAAACAACTAAAAAAAGCAATGATTAGAGCATTAGAAACATCAATAGTAGCTGGAACAGGTAGCGGTCAGCCATTAGGTTTTACAAAATATACATTACCAATAGAAAATGTAGTAGAGATGACAGTAGATACAATAGGAACAGTAACACAATGGGCAGAGGTTGAAGCAGCAATACCAGAAGTTGTAGAAGATTCAGTTATATATATAATGAGTAAAGCTACATGGGAAAAACACTTAAATGGAATGACAGATACAACAGGTCAAAAAATAGGTTTAGGTAAAATAAACGAAAAAGGACAAAAAATATTAAACGGTAGAGAAGTATTAACAACAGGTAAACTACCATCATTTGATACAGCTAAAGCAGGAGATATATTTGGAGCTTTAATTGATCTATCACAATATATGCTAAACTCTAACTTATCCATGTACTACAAAAAGTATTTCGACGAAGATAAAAACAAATGGATTCATAAATCACTAATGATAGCAGACGGTCAAATGGCTATAGGTAAAGATTCAGAAGATAAATTAGTCGGTGCTCAAGGATTAATATACTTGAAAAAGAAAGTTGAATAGTCATGGCGTTAATAGATGATGTTAAAATATCTTTAGGTATTACTACAGATGATACTGATATTATGAAGAGTATAGATTTAAAAATAAAGGCTGTACAAGTATACCTAACAAATGCAGGAGCAACAGAAGCAAGTATAAATACAGAACTTGGCACATCATGTATAGTCATAGGTGTGAATGACATGCTTAATCAGAAAGCAGGAGAGATGAAGTTTTCTCCTGCTTTTAAAATACTTGCGAATCAAGTTTGTAGGGGGTAGTATTTTGAAATTTATAACACCTATTTATTTAGTCACCAATGAAGTAGATGTATTTGAAAGTATACCAAAAGATAAATTAAACAAAGTGTATGCAAGTGAAGAATCAATTAGTCAAAGAGAATTTTACAAAGGACAATCGGCAGGGTTTAAGTTAGAAAAAAAACTCGAAGTAAGATATTTTGAATATAAAGAAGAAGAATATTTAATATATGACAATGAATTATTCAAAATACTTAGAGCCTATAAAAATGAAAGTAAAGGAATATATGAACTGACATGTATAAAAGAAAATAGTAGGGTTGTTATTGATGGCTAAACTACCGAAGTCAGTTAAAATAAAAAGAAATGGTGTTGAATATATCTCAAATGTTGAAAGGGTTCAGTATACATTACATGAACTTATAAGAGCTGCACTTAGAGATGTAGGTAAGTTAATAACTAAGAGAGCTAGGCAAAACATGGATAAAGCTGGTATAAAAAGACATAAGGGTAGAATGAAGAAGAATACACAATATTGGGTAAGAAGAAAACAAAAAACACCTAATTTACAAGTTGGATACAAACCAGCTGGATTTTATGCCGGCTTTTATGAACTTGGGTCTAGTAAACATAAAAAACATGGCATGTTGCAAAATGCAGTTAAGGACAATATGGAGGATATTCAAGACATACAAGCACAATATTTAAGTGCTATAGAAGATGAAAGAAAAGCCATAAATTTAATAGATGATAATGAGTATCAAGGAGGATAGATATGGGTAAGACAAATAGACTGATTGAATATTTAAAAGAACTATTATCTCAAACATCTAGCATAGAGGTCTATCATGAGCAGGCAATTAGACCATCTTATCCATATTTAGTATTTGATTTTGATAGTTTTGGATATAGCAACATACTAGAAATAAATTTATGGGATAAGGGTAGTGCAGTAAGGATTGAAGATATAGCAGATATATTAGAGAAGGAACTAGATAAATCTACAGATATTAATGATGATATGAGAATAATTTTACATTTTAAAAACAGAAATAATGTAAGTGATCCTCAAGATAATCTCAAAAGAAGAAGGCTAACGTTTTATATGGCATATTATAATTTGAAAGGAGAATGATATGAAAAAAATATTTTCAGGCTTCACAAATAAAACAGGTGAAAATCTGTTACTAGATGCAGGAGCATACTTCAAAAACTATGATGTAGAAACTGATACTTTTGAAAGTGCTGTAACAGCAGGAAAATTAATAGGTGCAACTAGAGGAGGTGGAGAGTTTAAAGCAGTACCAGAAATACGAACTGTTGAGGTTGACGGAATTAAAGGCAGAGCAAAAGGATTGACAGAAATAGATAGTTGGGATGTAAGTATACAAGCTAATGTATTAGAAGTAACTACAGAAACACTAAAACTAGGATTAGGAGTAGCTACAATTGATACACCAACAGAAGGTAAATATGACATAGTAACAGCTAAAAACAGTATTGAAGATGAAGATTATCTTGATAATATTACTTGGGTAGGTCAATTGAGTGGAAGCAATGAGCCTGTAATAATACAGGTGTATAATACTTTGAACATAGAAGGATTAACATTAGCTACAGCTCCAAAAGGGGAAGCTGTTACAAGCATGACTTTTGCTGGTCATTACAAACAAGATGATCTAAACACTCCACCATTTAAGATATATTATCCAAAAGCTAGTTAGGAGGTTTGTATGAAAAAATTTTGTACAGAAGATGTATTTAAAACCGCAAGAATAATAAAAAAGTATAAAGCTACAGAAATCATTAAATATTTTACCAATGAATACAAACAAGAAGATATGAGTGAAGAAGAAGCTGGGTTAAATGCAATAATAAACATTGCAAGTGATCAAAAAATTGAGAAGGCTTTTTATGAAATCGTGGCCATTCCTTTAGAGGTAGAAAGTAAAGATGTTAAAATGTTGCCAGTAGATGAATTAATAGACGGATTAATAGAACTTAACAAGGAGCAAAACTTAATACGTTTTTTCAATTTAGCGGGTCGATTGAGCTTGAAGTAGTTCAGGACCTGCTTTTAAAACGTTATAGTTCATTAGATTATATATTAAAGCTTGATGCAGATGAAGGAATAGAATTGATTCAATATGCTTTTGATCAAAGAGTAGAAGAATTACTTATGAAAAGATGGATAATGCATTATCAAGATCAGGTTTCTTTTGATGAATTTAAGAAACAACTAGGTGCAAATAGTAAAAAGAATATTGATAATAGATCAGCAGAACAAATACTTGAGGAAGTAAAAAAAATCCTACAAAAGGATTAGCTTAATACTTTGGGAAAAAATAAAAACAAAAAGGAAGTGCTACCACTTCCATAAATTAGACTTAGCTAGGACCTTTGCCTTAGCTTTATTTTTTGCTCTTTTTGTAATTTTTTTAGAGTCACCTGATGCAATAGCTTCAACATCTTTAGCAATTGAAGCTACTTTATTAATTTTTCTCAGGGCTTTTTTCCATGTCATAATTACCACTCCTTAATAATATTATACGTTATTTTCCAAAAAGAAAGAAGGTGGAATTTTGGAAATATTTCGCTTAATGGGTTCTATATTTGTAGACAATGAAAAAGCAAACAAGAGTATAGCAAAGACTGATAAACACGCTGAAAGCTTAGCAACTAAGTTTACGAAAGGTGCAAAAACTGTTGCTAAGTGGGGAGCTGCTATTGGAGCAGGAGCAACAATAGCAGGGGGAGCATTATTAACAGTTGCAAATAAAGCAGCTGCTACAACTGATAACATAGACAAGATGTCTCAAAAACTAGGCATGAGTAGAAAAGCATACCAGGAGTGGGATTTTATTTTGTCTCAAAATGGTGCTTCTATAGATAGCTTAGGAGCTGGTATGAAAACTCTTACAAACCAAGTTGACGAGCTTGGGAAAGGTGGAAAAGTAGCAACAGAAGCATTTGGAGAATTAGGATTGAGTTATGAAGATATGGCTGGGTTAACTCAAGAACAAATATTTGAGAAAACAATAGTAGCATTGCAAGGAGTAGAAGATACAACCAAAAGGGCAGCAATAGCAAATGATTTACTTGGAAGGTCAGGCCAAGAGTTAGCACCTTTGTTAAACGCTGGAGCAGATAGTGTAGAACAAATGAAGAAGAAAGCAAGTGAACTTGGAATAGTGTTAGGTGATAAAGCCATTGATAGTGGAGTTAAATATACAGATACAATGGACCAGATGAAAAGAATGCTAGGCTCTTTTGTAACTAAAATTGGAGTGCAAGCCATACCAATGATGCAAGACTTTATGAATTGGATAATAAAAAATATGCCTTCTATTCAATCAAAAATAGAAACTGCATTTAATATTATTAATGCAATAATAGACGGTTTTTCAGAAGCTATTGCTTTTGCTAAAGATAATGCAAATTGGTTAATACCAATTGTGATTGGTTTAGCAAGTGCAATAGGTACACTGGAAATTATAGGAGTGGTAACTGGATTAATGAACGCCTGGAAAGCTACAACATTTGCACAAACACTTGCACAACATGGTCTGAATGTAGCATTAAAAGCAAATCCAATAGGGATAATAATAACTTTGATAGGCTTAGCAGTAGCAGCAGGAGTGGCATTGTACCGAAATTGGGATACTGTAAAAGAAAAGGCAGGGGCATTATGGGATAAAATAAAGGATGTATGGGATGGAATAAAAGGAGTATTTATTGGAGCAAAAGATACAGCTATAGGTTGGGGAAAAAATATAATAGAAGGACTAGTCGGAGGTGTTAAAGCACTAGCCTTAAAGCCAGTAAATGCCATAAAAGATGTATCTAAAAAAATGGGTAATGCAATTAAGGATTTTTTTGGAATACATTCACCTGCTAGACTTACACAAGAATACGGGAAATATATAGATGAAGGTTTGGCCGAAGGTGTAAAAAAGCATTCATATAAACCAATAGAAGCAACAATAGAGTTATCACAAAAAATTGGTGATGCTCTACAAAAAGTTAATGATTTTGTAACTTCATCAGTTGATATTATACAAAAAAAGTTTGAGTTATGGAAATTAAAAAATACTGACTTGATAGGAAGTTCTAAAGAGTTAGAGATGCAATTAATAATGCAAAGAGAACAGCAAACACTATTACAAAAAAATATAGGAGAAACAGAAAAGGCACTAATTCAAATTACCAGTAAATATGGTGAAAGCTCTAAAGAAGCACTTGAATATAAAAATAAACTTCTAGATTTACAAATACAACACTCTCAATTAACTAATAACATTGAAAGAACTACACAGGCATTGAACAAACAGCATGAAGCTCAAACAAAATTAAAAATAAACAGTGATGGCAGTGCTATAATAGGAAACACAAAATACAGTAAAGAAAGACTTAGGGAATCAGGCAAAAAAAGAAAAGAAAGGTACGATAAAAATAGAGATGAAATAAGAAAAATTGCAGAAAGAAACGATGTAGACCTAGGTGTAGCAGAGGATATGTTTGATCGAAACAGGCTAGACAAAATGTTAGGTAAAACTCCTCAATATGCAAAAGGTACTGATTACCATCCAGGCGGTTCAGCAATAGTAGGTGAAAAAGGTCCTGAGTTAGTAAATCTACCAAGAGGTAGTCAAGTGTTTACAAATGAAAAAACAAAAGATATGTTAGATCGAAAGATTGAAAACAATTTTAATATATCAAAATTAGTGGTGAGAGAAGAAGCAGACATTAAGAAAATAGCTAGAGAATTATATTTCTTGCAACAAGAAGAAGAAAGGGCAGGTGCATATTGATGTATGGATTTACTATAAATAATAAACATAGCAGTGAATTTGGACTATATTTAAAAACAAAAGTATTTCCTGCACTTGCAGAAAAAAGATATACAGAAGAAATAATACCCAATAGAGATAGTTCATATAAGTTTGAAAATGGATATGAGGATAAAATTATAGAATTACAATGCACTCTTATTGAGTCAAACTATGTTTTAAGAAGGTCTAAAATTAGAAATATTGTTCAGTGGCTTGATAATGGTGGAAATTTAATATTTGATTATGAAAAAGACAAATATTATATAGTTAAGCTCTATAAATCAATAAATTTAGAAGCAGTTTTATCTTTAGATATTTTTGTGATTACTTTTACAGCGTATCCTTTTCAATATTCCACCGAGTTAAAAAAACATGAGGTACATGTTGATGGGTATACAGAATTAAATATATTAAACTCAGGGACATATATAACAACGCCCATAATTACAATAGATGGGACAGCTGACAGTATAACCATAAGTAATAGTACTGGTGTTTTTACTATACAAAACATCACTGAAAAAGTATATGTTAATTGTGAAAAAATGATATGTTATACCTTAGATGCTTATGGTAAAAAGGTTAACAAATCAATAGACTTTACAGGAAATTATTTAAATATTCCTTTAGGTGCGTCTCAAATTGTGGTAGATGGTACTAATTTAAATTGTAATGTATTAATTAATTACAAACACACATATCTCTAAGGTGGTGTTAACTTGAATTATCCAATGATTAAAAACAAAGACGGTAAAATGTTAGCAGTATTAAATAATGTAATTAAAAATGCTATAAAAGAAAGAATAAATGGTAAATACACATATAGCTTTACATGCATAATAGAAGAACTTAAAACGGACTATATTGAATATGGCAATCAAATAGAAATAAATAATCAGCTTTTTAATATAATGACTTATACGAAACGAAGAACAAATAGTAATAAATTAGTATGCAGTGTATACTGCGAGCAGGTGGCATATGAGTTATTAGATCATATGTCACTTTTTAATTATTCAAATATCACAGCAGAACAAGCAATGCAAAACCTGTTACTAGATACATCATCATTCACAGTAGGTCATGTTGATTATCTTGAAAAACATACATTTCAAAGAGACGAAAAAGAAGCGAATAAAAAGGCTTTACTATTAGATATTGCACAGGCGTATAATGCTGAATTGTATTTTAATAAGTATGAAATATCTTTATATAGCCAAATTGGAGCAAACAACGGAGTTCAAATAAGGGTAGGAAAAAACTTAAAAGGAATTACTAAAACAGTAGACGGTACAAAAAAAGACATAGACGGTAAACCATCTATAATATATGAAATTAATATATTTGAATTGGTTGAAACAGAAGAATATACAGATTATATAGAATTAGAAACTATTAGATTAGGTGATACTGTACATGTTATAGACGAAGGGTTAAACATAGATATAGCTGCTAGAGTATTAGAGTATGAATATAATCCAATAAAAAACATCAATTCTAAAATAGTACTAGGTAACTTTGTAGAAAATATTGCAACATATAATGTAGAAGTAAAAAGACAAATAGATGTAGTAAAAAAATATAAAGACATATGGAATAGAGCAAAAATAATAAATCCAAACAAAACAATTAGTACAGAAATACTTGAGGGTTCTATTAACACACTTAACAATGAAATACTAGCAGGCTTAGGAAGCGTAAGAATAACAGAAAATAACGGAATAATGGTCACAGATAACCCAGATGAAGCACAAGCAACAAAAGCACTAAGATTACTTGGCGGAACATTAGCATTAAGCAATGAAAAAGACCAAAGCAATAACTGGATATGGCGATCATTTGGAACAGGTGACGGATTTGTAGCAGATGAAATTATATCAGGGCAAATATGGACCTCAATGATAAATATTGTAGGAAATGTACAGCAACCAAACGCTTTTAAATGGGATGCAAATGGAATTAAAGTCCATAAAATTAAAGAAGACAACAATATTGATTTTAACCAATTTATATTACTGGACAATAAAGGATTGAAATTTACAAAAGATGGCGGTAACAATTTTGAATTAAGCATGACATTTGCTGGTGGTTTAAAAATAGGTAAGCATAGCATTGAAGGATTAGAAACAGAATTAAACAATATAAATGAAATAGCTTCAAATGCACAAAACACAGCAAGTACAGCAAATATAAATGCACAAGCTGCACAAACAAAAGCTAATGAAGCAAATACAAAAGCAAGTGAAGCTTATGAAAAAGCAGAAGATGCATTACAAGAAGGTATTCAATATAATAATGTTTCAATAACTACTAATAAAGGTGTTGTTGCAACACATGGAGATGGTAGTGAAACAATTTTAGATGGAGATGGATTTAAAAGAAGAATTATAAGTAATGGGAATGTTTATAATTATGTAAATTTACAGAACGCAGGAACTTATACAACTACGGGCAGTTATTCAAAAAGTGACAGTAATATAAGCCCAATTAGTCAATCAAGTTTGGACTCAAGAGGCGTAGGTGTAAATTGGATAACTATTCCCAATCCTGATTTTAAAGGCAGACATTTTATTGTTATTTTAGCCATCTTAGGAATAGGTGAAATTTTCACAGGGTTTTCAGGAGGTGGTAGTTATTCAACATGGAATTTTTTCTTAGAAACTAATCTAAAAGTATTAGAATATGATTATTCTAATGGGAAATTTAAAGTTAGAGCTAGAATAAAAGATTCTCGAACAGAACGAGGAAGGCTAAAGTATGAGAGATGGAGAGGTATGCCAATCAGTTATTATGTATATGCAACAGATTAAATGGGAGGTAATTTATGTTATATTTTATTAAAATAGAAAACGATATAATAAATGGTTCTTTCTCATGTGATGAAGAAGATTTTAATAAATTTGAATTAGAAGATTGTTATAAACAAGTATCCAGAAAAGTTTTTGATAGTATAATGCTACCTTCAACATTTGAAGTAAATGAAAAAGGTGAAATCATAAATGTTCAGTGTACTAGAAAAGAAAATAATGAATTAATAACTATTATTAATGATTTAAAACATAAAATCACTAAATTAGAAAATCGAATAAGTAAAAAAGAAGAAGCATTAGTTGCAAATAGTGTATTATGAGGTGAAAGATTTGACTGATTACAAAACCCCACTTTTTACACAATTTAATGATGATGGGAGAAGACAAAAAATAAGCAAAGAAATATTAAACGAGGAAAAAAATATAGCAAATTCAAGTCTTCAAGGCAATATAACAGCACAAGGAACAATATTATGTACACATGGTGGAACAGATAAGAATGATCCAGAAGGACGTTATACAAGTAAAAGTTCATCAACAACAAAAACATATAGTGATGGAACCCCAGATAAAAGAATGGCAGAAGGAAATGTTGACATTAACATAAATACATCACAGCTAGAAATAAATACAAATATGACACCAGTAGGAGAAGGACAGCCACATAATAATATGCAGCCTTGGGCTTGTGTAAATTATATTATTTATGTGGGAAAATAAATGAAATTAATTATAAATACACACCACCTATATAAAAAAATTAAAATCTATGGTTGTATAAAACCATAGTTATCGACTTATATGTATGAAAGTATTTAAAAGTATACTTTTAAAAATACAATAAAAGGTGGGAGAGAATAATGCAATACAATAGTAAAACTAATTGGCAAAGAGATGATATTGTTACTGAAAAGGATTTGAATAGGATAGAACAAGGGATTAAAGATGCATGCACCAAACTAGCAGGAATTCAAGAAGGAGCAACAAATTACCAACATCCAGCTACACATCCAGCTACTATAATTACAGAAGATTCTACTCATAAATTCGTAACAGATACAGAAAAAACTAACTGGAACAATAAGGCTGATACATCAAAATTGAATGAGATAGAACAAGGTATAGAAGATGTGCATGAAAAAATGGGCAAAATCAGATATATGCAAAACACAGAACCTACAGTAAAAGAAGAAGGGCTTACGTGGTTTAACCCAGAAACGGGACTTTTATATATACACGATGGGACAAGATACGTTCCAGTTCCCCCAGTTCAAATCTTACAAGAAGTTATAGATTTTTATGAAGATGACGTAAAAATACAACACAATAGCACAATAAAAAATAATGGGGGGATAGTTATTTGTAATCAACATGTAGGTAGCGATGTTATGCAGTTAACTGATAATCAAGACCCTGTAATTGATGGAAAGTGTGGTATTAAATTTATTGCCAATAAAGATATGGACGGTATTCGTTATTATTTATTTAAAACTCACCCTAACATGGGAACAATAACGTTATTTAATGATAATTTTCAAGAGTTGAAAAGCCAAAATATTTATTCGAGTGGTTCTTTATATTACCCGATTGTTGCAGGAAAAACATATATTCTTTGTGCCGTATCAAAAATAAATAAATATATGTATTTAGGTGCAAATGGTACGCCTGCTTTTCCGTACGCATCAGAATATATAGATGTAATTAGTAGTGTATTAGATACGAATACAACGGTAAATAGCTATGTTTATGCTTTTAGATGCATAAGTCCAATTGTACCCGCATCTACCTCGGGTACTGCAATTGTAGAAATAACCAATACAGAAAAAAATATAAAATCATGGGACCTAGCTACTTATCAAAACACGCTAGATGGTGAAACGGTAACTATTGATATAGAAACTAGTCCCGATGGCAGTGTGTGGACAACGGAATTTGTTGATATATCGCAAAATTTTGATATATCAACGATAGATTCAATGAAAGACATAAGATTTAAAATTAATTTGTCCAGAAGTAATATAGACAATAATCCTTCATGCGATTATTTGGCGAGGAGGTTTGTTAGATAATGTATGCACAACTATTAAAAGAAGTTAGGGCGCTTAAAAGCGTTGTGGAAAATTTAGTAGATGAATTAGATGAAGTTGAAACTAGGGTCGCAAAACTTGAAAATAAAGAACCAAAACCAAAGCCAATAAAACCAAAGATGGATGAAATAAAACCAAAATGGGAACGTGAAGGATTTAAAACCAAGAAAGATTGGAATGAAAATAAAGCACATAAATAAGGTGTTATTTTTATGCTCAAATCATGGAGGTGAGGAGTTGCAAAATGTAAAAGAAAACATGAAAGAATTAGAACTATCTAATTGTATACAATGGTGGAAAAAAGGATATAAAGGGCAAGGTGTAACAGTTTTAGTATTAGATGATGAAGGAGATAGACATAAATGGTTTGATGAAAAAATCATAACTGGTGCTAAATTCCATGATGGAATAGGACATAATACAAATGTAACAAAAGTTATAAGGACTCTTGCTCCAGATGTAAATATAATTATGTATAATTGCTTTGGAAAAAAATCAGACACAGATAAAGAAGTTTTACAATTCATTAAAACACACGATATAGATTTAATCAATATAAGTTACAGCACATTTAAAAGATCAATGTATGAAGAAATTAATAAGCTAGATATTCCTATGATATGTGCTGCTGGAAACGCAGGTAATGATAATAGTATTAGTTATCCTGCTAGATTACCATTTACTATTAGCGTAGGTGCATTTAAGGAAGCTAGATGGGATAATGCTCATTATAGTAATGAAGGTGAAGAGTTAGACTGCATGGGTTTTACTGATGTGTATGTATGGAATAGTAGAAAAGATAGAATTTTTGTATTTACAGGCACTTCATGTGCGACACCTTATGTAACTGGCATATTAGCTTTATATTTAAGCTATATAAAAGCTAATAAACTACCTAAGCCTACAATAGAAGAATTAAAAAGTTTTATACATGAAAATTGCATAGACTTGTACGATAAAGGTCATGACACCAAAAGTGGTTATGGTCTTTTTATTTTACCAAATTTAAAAGAATTGAAGGTAAAATATATATTTAAAGATATACAAGATCATTGGGCTAAAAAAGATATTCAAGAGGTAGTAAGTAAAGGATTAATGAATGGATATCCAGACGAAACTTTCAAACCAAATAAGCAAGTAACAAGAGCTGAATTAGCTGTAACATTAAATAGATTAATAAAAATGGAGGGGTAAAGATGGATAACAATTTACTTATAAATGGATCCAAAGGAATTCTAGCAATGATAACTGGAATATTCATTTATGTAGCTGGATCAATTACAGAACTTGTAATAGTTTTAGTTTTCTTAATGATCTTGGATTATATTACAGGTATGATTGCAGGCTATATACAGAAAAAATGGAGTTCTAGTATAGGTCTTAAGGGAGCTGTTAAAAAAGTAGGCTTTATTTTTTTGGTTCTAATAGCGATTTTAACCGACTATGTAATTGTACAGTTAGGGGCAAAAATAGGAATTACATTAGGCTTTGTAGGTGTGTTTACATTTGCAGTTACATGTTGGCTTATTAGTACAGAGCTACTCAGTATAACTGAAAATCTTGGGAGGATGGGAGTTACTATTCCAAAGTTTCTAAGAATAGCATTTACAAAATTAAAAGATGTGTCTGAAAAGGTTGGCGGTGAAGCAGCTGAAAAAATTAAAGAGGGTGAACAATCAAAATGCAAATAATACAAGATTTTATTGATAAAAGATATAACAAAATGATTCCGCAGTATATCACAATCCACGAAACAGCATGTTATACAAAAGGTGCTAATGCTAAAATGTGGAACGGATATTTGAACAGAAAAAATACAGATGATAAATGTTGGCATTTTACAGTAGATAGTACAAGTATATACCAGCACATACCAATAGATTATAACGGTTGGCACGCAGGCGATGGACTCAGAGGAAAAGGCAACCGAGAAAGCATAGGCATAGAAATGTGCGTAAATAAAGATGGAGATTATGAAAAGACATTAGAAAATACTATATGGCTTTGTAAAAAGCTGATTAAAGAAAATCCAAGCATTATGGATGTTGTGCAACATAACCATTGGAAAAGCAAAAAGTACCCTAATGGAAAAGATTGTCCGCATGTACTTAGAAGTACCGGCAGATGGAACGAATTTAAAAATGCAATATACGAGGATAAAAAGCATTGGGCAGAGGTGCATTATAAAAATTTAATTAATAAAGGTGTTAAAATCAATGAAAAACGATTTAATGACAACATGACTCGTGGTGAGGTATTTGCTTTGATAGATAGAATTTACAAAGGCTAGCGTTTTGCTAGTCTCTTTTTTTATGCCTAATTTAAACATGATTAGTGCAAAAGTTACATGGAATAAAGGGTTTGTATGATATATATAGAAGTATATTATTGAATTATAAATTATTAAGCATTAAAGTAATATGAATTTACTAGATAATATGTAAGAGGTATTCGTGAACTATAGTTCTGATTATTACCAAAATCAAGTAATAATCAGAACTAACATACAGAGATTTACAAGTTAGGTGAAATTATCATTCTAAACAAAAAGTTATATTATAAAGGAGTGAAGGAGATGTCATTTCCAAAACGAAAAAAAAGTGCAAAACACGGCATAACAGGGCAATCATATTTTAACCATTATGTGAATCAAAAACTTGATTGTATCTATCATCCTATATATCAAGAAAATGATTTTGGTATAGATGGATATATTGAACTTGTGTGTGATGACAATGTGATCGGGAAGAAGGTGGCAATTCAAATAAAACATGGTGATTCATATTTTAAGTCAAAAACAAAAACTGGCTACAAATATTATGGTGAAAGCAAACACTTGAATTATTACCTTAATATCATGGTTCCTGTATATTTAGTTATAATGAATGAGGACTTTAGCCAATTACATTGGGTAGAATTTGATATTTCTAGAACATCGGAGAGTGGGAAAAATGGATGGTGGATAAATATACCCTATACAAATACTTTAAACAGTGAATTTAAGGAAGCTATATTTAATACCGTCGGACCTGTGATTGATTTTGATCAACAAATAAAGTCAATTTGGGCTTTGGATAAGGCATTAAAAAAGTCTAAATATACTTTAATATCAATATTGAAAGATGATATTGATTCTTTAAGTTTTATAAGAATTGATGAATTAATATCTCAATTTACTAAGAATTATGAAACTCTATTAAAATTAAGGTCAACGATGGACATCTTTTTCACAGACTATGATAATGACGAAAGAGAAATTTTTCAGATACCTGAGGTTGTAAAATGGTTAAAATACTCAGTTGAACACGGCATACCATGGTTTTATTTTTTGGGGTATCAAGAAAAGAGTAATGGTTTAGATTTATTGTTGCATGCTTGTTGTGGTAATTATGATATTAAACGACATGATAAAAATTATGAGCTAATTTATTCTAGTGATGATATTAAAGCCTTCTTTAGAGTTAATTATAAGAATCTAAATAATTTTACAGAAAAATATCAAATTGATGAATCAATTAACAATGAAATATCTAAAGGTATTGGTAATTATATCAAAAGAGAATTTAATAAGTCATAG